AGGGAGCGCCCGGCGTAGCAAGGTTTGCAGCTGACCAGAGCCGTACCCCGTGAGGTAGATGTCTCTAGACTGAGACAACGGCAGCGGTAGTGCCTGTGTCGGGTTGGCTGCGGCTTTACGCCCAAGGAAGCGGTCAAAGATACCCATGGCTTCAGTATCCCACAGGACTAGACGGCTCCCCAAGAACGCTTTGATCCGCACACCTGCCAAGCATAAGCCAGAGCATCTACTACGTCATCATGCCGCCCAACTGGGAAGGATAGTAACTCATCTTCAAAGTAGGCCGGTAGGCCTTGGCAGTGCATTACTTGGCTTTGCTCGTAGCGGGCTTCTAGAGGGGCAAAGCGGGTTACTTTGTCACGGTCTGGCCGGATGCCCCGGATCGGTAACTTAGTGCGTCTTAGAAGCTCCTGCACGACAGCGGCTTGATACTGAACCTGCTCAATGCCGATCATGCTAGGCTTCCACTTATCGGCCATTGCTTCGATGAAGCGCAGGACAGCTGCAAAGTCTGAGCGGGTACGGTTGATGTCTCTAACGTAGATTGTCCCATCATCACTACGGGATAAAACCGCCACGCCGGTGAAGTCGGCTTCACTCTTAGTGCTGATAGCAAGGTCAACCCCGATGTAGGTAGGCAGGCCTTCAGGACAATCGCCGTAGCGCAACCACTCGCGCTTGATACGAGCGCCCGCCGCATCGACAAACTCCGCTAGGTACTCCTGCCTAAACGCGATGCTCGGCAGTGACTCACCCGCCTTGCCTACCTCCTCCGGATCTATCCAAGGGTTAGCCGTAGTCGGCATCTGCCAGCTCATCCAGTCGGCATCTTGACCCGCCATGCCGTACAAAGTACGGAAGTAATTGGAGCCTTTAGGCGTAGACAGAAAGAAAGCATCACCCTTGTAGTCTGTTAGTGTTGGCCGTATGGCTTCAGTCCAGGCTTGTTCTAGATGCCGTGCCATGGCTGCCTCGTCAATGATGACCCGCTTGTACTTACGACCACGAGCAACGGTAGAAGGGTCATCAAGCGTCCAATAGTCAATCGCTGCCCCGGTTATAAGCTCGATGCGCGGTGCAGGTGTCTGCACAGCTCGCCGGATAACAGGAGCGTATATCCGCTTATGGTCGTTGTATGCCTCTTCTAGCAGTCTGTAGGTCGGTGCAAACCAAGCACAAGGTAGACCGTCAATCAGCACCGGGTCACTGAGCAAGTTACCGCCCAGCGTGGTCTTACCAAAGCGTCTCCCGCAAGCAAGCACGTTGTACCGCTTGGCTTCCCGCAGAATGACCTGCTGGGCTTCATGCGGCCTTGGTAAGACTAGTCGAATATCAGGCATCCGTGGCCTTATCCGCATACTCCACGATCACCTTAACCGGGCTACCATCTGCGCCGGTCTGCTCTACCCGGCTAGACCAGTCGGCCTTGTGCTTCCGCTCCAGCCACCATGCGGCCGCTTGCCAAGTGCTATCAGCTGCCTTTTGAATGATAGCCACGTTGCGTACCTCGGCATCACCCTCGGCTTTTTTAATAGAATCCGAGAACTCCGGAATGTCCTTAAGCCATACGGCAAATGTATCCTCAGAAATGCCAGCGTAAGCGCAAGATGCCCGGCGGGTATTACCTGCCCTTAGAGCCTGTGTTATGCGCTGTACTACGTCTTCGTTGTACTTGTATGGCTTACCCTTCATCTAGTACCGCCTTCTGCCCTGTGGCGTTTTCCCATCGCTGAATAATGACATCGCAGTACTTAGGGCTTATTTCCATCCCGTAGCATTTGCGGTTAGTTTTCTCGGCTGCAATCAATGTAGTACCAGAGCCTAAGAACGGTTCGATTACGATAGCGTTTTCTTCTGAGCTTGATCGTATGCATCGCTCAATCATAGCCAATGGTTTAGGTGTGGCGTGTCCTAGACGTTCTTCACCTGACACGCTTGCATATTCCCAAACGTCTGTCATGTTGTCGTGCGTGTTGTCAAAATATGCACGGGTTGCGTAAAACTCCCGCTTGAGTTCGTCATACTCCCGCTTGAATGCGTTATTATTTGCGGCTTTTTGCCACGATTCGTAAACATCTTTTGTTGGGAAAGTCCATTGTGACTTATCAAACCAATGACACCCACTACTTTCTGAATGCCCAGCTAGTCGCTTAAACGTTGGAATGTCCCAACCTGTTTTTAATTTTTCATCTCGCAAATAATTAACAACACAATCCCAGCCTTCCCAGTAGTTATCTGCGTTGTTGCTAAATCCTTGTTCGCCAATCATGAAGAATAAACACCGTTCGCTTCCAGTTGCATATTGTCGATGTCTATCGCTCATCCGTCCTTGCGCTCGGTTCTTCTGCCAAACAATTTCATTACGAAAGGTGAACCGCTCGCTGTCTTTCAATCCATTAATGAACCACAAGCGCCATAGGTCTTCAGCGTTGCCCCAAATGTAAACGCTTCCATTGTCGGTTAGTGCTTTGCGGAACGCTCGCCACCAATCCATCTGGAATGAGTCAAGTTTATCGGCGTATAGGTTGTCATTCTCCACGCCTTCGTTTTCTTTACCCATGCCGTACGGCGGGTCGGCGTGTATGAGTTGTGCGATGCCACCATCCATCAACCGTGCCACATCATCAGCCTTAGTACTATCACCGCAAAGCAATCGATGCCTACCAAGGATCCAAAGGTCTCCCGGCTTGCATCGTGTCTCGACATCCTCCGGCACTTCGTCTGGATCGGTTAGCAACTCAGCAGGCTCAGTCATACTCGCCAGCTCATCAATCAAAGCATCAAGGTCAGCAGCACCGTACCCCGTACCGTCAAGGCCGATCGGCGTATTCGCAAGCTCGGCAAGGATGTCGGTTATCTTGGTCGTGTCATCCTGCCCGATACGGGTAGTCCGGTTGTCAACAACAAGAATGCGTAACTCTTCCTCTGGCGTAACATCAACCCATTGAACGGGTACGGTTTCCCAGCCTAGAGCCTTGGCAGCCATCACCCTATGATTTCCCGCTAGGATGTGCTTAGTCCCCGTATTGACAACCACAGAGCCGTACCAGCCATTGACTGCTAAGGACTTCTTGATGGCTTCTACATCGCCGTTGTTGGCGTTGCGTGGGTGGTGCTTGAGCAGGTCAATAGCGACCTGCTCAATCTCCTTATTGATAATCCTATTTGCCAAGGCTGTCCTCAATGTTTTCTGTAGCTGCCCACAGCAGGGCATCTCTCATCTGCTGGTCGGTGATGCCTTGGGCTTTAGCCCTGCGCTTCACATCTTTATACAGCCATCGTGTATACATCTCCGACCATACAATCATGCATCCAGCCCCGACCAAAGCACCAAGAGCAAAAGGTATCATTTGGCAACCTCCCCGGTTCGCGGATCAAGTACAACGATAGCCCAGTCGTTAGCAAACAGGTCACCAGGGGACAGGCTCAGTTCTTCGAGTTGCGTTACCCGTTTCTGTGGCCCGTGAAGTTCAAAGATATTCCAAACTTCGGAGTACCGCAGGAATACGGCTCCTCCCCACTCACCGCGCCATACGGCATTACCGCCACCAGCCATCAAGGCTTGAATCACTTCACCAAATCTCATTTAGGTATCTCTCGTTCAATTACTTCCCATTGTTCAAAGAGCAAAAGATTTATGAATTTTTCAATGGCATCTTCTTCATCTTGCAAATCATGTGAACAAAACCAACCAGTTTCAAGAAATGTAGATCGGCATATAAATCCGCCATCAACCCAGCTTTTGGGTTTGATGAACTTATCTACGTCATTAACAATTAATTCCAATGCTTCAAAGCCAGTCATCTTATTATCATCCAGTCATTAGCCATGACATCAGCACCACGGAAGTAAGCAGGCCCGGCATGATGCCGGTTACCTGCCCCGTCAAGTTTGAACATGACAAGCTGCCCGTGCTGTACGGCATAGTGGATTCTTGCTCCATCCCGGCAAAGATACTTGCCGTCCCTCATATGCACCAAGGCACCGGAGAAAGCGATACGAGCGGTGTAGTGCGCTGTAGTCGGTGCGAAAGAGGCTACCTCGTCTGTACACATCTGCTGGTACCCGAGGCTTTGTGCGTATGCCAGCAGCTCCGGATTGCGTAACCACTTCTCTACTTGTTGCCGCCTAACGATATTGTCAGCGTTAGACCATGTACCGGTAGTGGAGTAGATTTCCATCGCCTGCCGGATGCGCTCTTTCTTTTCTTCGATACTAAATGCTATTGCCATCGTTAGCCTCTTCTACCCATGGCTTGTTGTTTTCTTTTTGACAGGCCTTCCAGAGCACATCAAGGTAGTGTGCCGTGCTTCTATTTTCTTCATCTGTCAACTCAAGCACAGGTCTATCAATCCAATATCGAACATTGTTACCAGCAAGATCGTTTATCTTGCCGACACGTATGCATTCTTTAGTGTTGTTACCACTGTTACGCATAACGTATTGCAGTTCTTGGATTGCCGCCCAAACCTTCATTGATGCAGATACGATTTCTCTCTTTTGAAAAAACGTCATAGTATTACGACCCATTATTTATCTCCTCGGCTTCCCTGGCTATCCGATCAGCGTAGGTCGTGTCCTTGGTAACGGCATAAGCCATGTACCAGAGCGCCTTGATGCTGTCAGCGTTAGCCGTCCCCTTGTGTGGGCAACGTTGCAGGTACTTGATAACGTTGCCTGTTGCAAAGTCCAACCCCCAGTCATCAATGACGCTGAGGGCTTGAATCTTTGTAGTGCGGTAGTGCTGTTGCACTAGTCGTTCCAGCTCCACGTTGTATGGTCTGGGGTCTCACCAAACTTGCGATATGCCGCTAGTTTTGCTTCAGATAATGACTTACCTTGTTTTGACATCAACCACTTGACATACAAAACCTTGCGCTTACCAACCGGCACTGTGTTGTCATTGAAGCTGACAAACGATGATTTCTTTTTAGTCTCCATCGAATGGATCCTGAATATCATCGACTACCGGTACAGCCTTCTTGAGGGGCTTTGGTACGGATTGCTTGAACGGCTTGACTGTCTCAATGATGTTGCCAAGCTCGCCGTTCATCTTCTGTCTAGTACCGACCACAACCTGCCATTGTTTGCCCTTGAGTGCGTTGATGTCAAGGTTTTGATACTCAGTGCGATCCATGTGCTTACCAGTCATGCTATCTAGCAGGATGGTCAATTTCGCTTTGTCGTTACCGTAGAACGTTTTTGTAAACTGCACAAAGCGGAAGGGTTGCCCGTCATCGTCACCAACCTCGGTTGTCTCAAACACGAACTTGAGGTTTGGTTCCATCACGTTAGGGTCATCAAACGATTTGCCTTGGATTGCTTCGATGTCAATCAAAGCACAGGTGTAAATACCTGCTTCGGCTACTGCGAACCTTTTACCGCTGCCTTCAGCGTACGAACCATGCTGTGCAAAGAATCCCATTACTTACTCCTTCAAGCCATCCGGCTTATTCACGGCACTATTGCCATGCAAACTATATACCCACCACGGGGATAATGTCAAACCTTTATTTTTCTTGGCAATGCAGTTCCCCGCTTCATGCGGGGGAACTGTTTTGCTCTCTCATATCCCCCTAACGCCCTCCGGGCTAGGGGGGGTTCTTAGGGGGGGATTTATCCTCCTGTTCCCATTCTCTATATCTAAGGGGAACAGGTCGTTGGGAACAGGTCAAAACATACTTTTAGGGCTATAAAACTTTGCTCCTCTCTGGCCATTTATGACGTTCAACATCTCTTCATCTTCAAGCCCTTGCAGTGCCTTGACTACATCGGCTTTACGCTTCTTGATGCCTTCAGATATCTGCTGGCTAGTCACGCCTGGAGTTGTGTCGATGTAGTCCAAGATAGCCTGATCCATGCTCTTCTCAGCTGTAGCCACGTCAATGCGCTGAATCTCTAAATCGTTTGGCGTGTTAGCGTGAATCTTAAACTCAAAGTTTAGTTGGTCTTCAAACGGGCTACGCCGTTGCTTCACGGTCTTCACCGTGTAGTGGCCAAACTTGTTTTCGATTGACAGCACTGTTTCTGCCTGTGCGGCTATCTCCACTGCCCCTCGCATACTTTCATGCCCCAGTGAGCCTGTAGCGCCTTTACGGGCATGGTGTAGAACCACGAGCGCCGCTCCTGCATCCGTAACCTTTTTGAAGTGTTGGTAGAGCTGCGACATTTCGGAGTTGCTGTTCTCGTCAAGGTTATGCACCCGAACAAAAGTATCAACAATAACGATGTCTATCGAATGCTCTTTGACAAAGTCTATGATGTCTTCAAGGTCATCCGGATCCGTAAACTTGATGTTCTCGTTGACGAAAGAATGCAGCCCTCGGCAGGCTTCCGGGTAGAGCAAATGGAATCGGTTATTGTATTCACCTACGCCCATCTCTTCGTTGACGTATAGAATCTTTGACACGACACAAGGGGCAAGGCTCATCCACATCCCGCCACACTGAGCAGCTCGCACAAGGTCTGCCGCCATCCACGACTTGCCGCTACTGGGTGGGCCTGCAAAGTAATGGATGGCTTGACGGGCTATAACGTGCGGCACAATCCATTCTGTGTCCCTACTCTTAGCCGCTTCCTCCTGCAACCTGTCCCAGTCCCAAGGTATCTTTTTCTTTCGTGCTACTTTCGGTTCCAAGGACTTGGCATGATCTGCTAATAGTTGCTTCACGGCTAGTTCTTTGGTGACCATCTCGCGTACGCTCATTGACCATTCAGCCCAAGCACGTCCAACCTTTTCGCTGATTTCAAACGGCTGTAAAGCCGGGTCAAGCCAGTTGCGGTTGAAGCCTTGCGCCGCTTCAAGCGCTCCATCGTAATCTAGCCCAGTGCTACGCAGGTATCCGACATAAGCCGTGATGGCATTGTCTCTGCCACCGTAAGGCCCGCCCCCTTCAGGGTGCCGTTGATACAACTTTGCCAATGTGCCATCGCCTGACGGCTCCCCCGGTTGGCGCTCTTTACGCTCCGGCTTGATGTCCGGTACAAGGGGGATATCCCAAAAATCGTTAGTCTCCAAAGTAGTGCCTCATAATCTCCGGCAAGTCAGCCCTGACAATTGCCAGCAGGAATGTCCATCTTGCATCAGCCTTTGACTTTATGCAAGCCTGTTCGATCTCTAAAAAGAATGTGTCAAGGCATCCGGTATAGCGTCCGGAAGCGTGGTGAATCATCGGGCTTGCGTGTCCAAGCTCGCCCGCCTTAGCGGATGCCAGCAGGGCATCAAGCCGTGCATCGCCAAACTCCTCAACCACCAAGGATTCCTTGTAGGTTGGTTTCATGCCGCCACCCTTCAAGAGCTCCACGGGCTTGGGGTTTTCCTTGTCTTTCCAGTTGATCGTCCCCGGTACGCGCAAGATTCTGTCTACGTTGGACACGTTATCGGTGCCGGGTAGTAGGCTATTGGCAAAGCTCCGCACCTTGGCTTCTACCGCTGTGCGTTCTTTGGGGGAAGATACCCGCATGGCTTGAGGTGCAACCTTGTAGCCGTGCCACCCGTTGCCGGTAGAAACCACTATGTCGCAGGTGTCAAGCAATTCTTTACTACTGCCCGGCACCTTGGAATCTAGATCCAGCCAAAGCGCCCCGACATACTCTATGGATTCTTTACCGAGTTTACGCCCTGGCCCTTCAGGAGCAGCACGGGGACAGACACCCACATAGACATCATAACCACGCATGGCGAGGGAAATGATGTGCTGGCTAAGTGCTTGCCCGGCTTCACCCTTCAAGCATTCAGGAATGCGGTAAGTGGTGCGGTTAGCGTGGGGTTTGTGCTTGGATAGCGGACGGATTTCAATGAAGCCATCCGCGTATGGTTTGAATAGATGCCGCAGGAAGGCGATAGCCTGAACGGCATCAGTGGCTGGTATTGCCATGATGTAACCTGTTGTCCTTCGAGATACCTGCATCTGGAAACCCTCCGGGGATCAGCCGGAGGGTGGACTAGGTCCATAACCAGAAGGACAGGTTCACCAACATTATACATCAAAAGCAAAACCCGCTCAGGAACAGGTGAGCGGGTTGCATACTTGACCATGCATCTCAAGTAGCCGGTTAGACCGACAATGCATCATACATCAAAGGTAAAACCAACATGATCGGCTATCGCCATGGCGGCATCATGCCAAGAGTAAGCCACCACAAAGGTGTAGCCGTGCGGCTGAAGCGCATCACGGAAGGAAACCTGCCCCGGTGTTAGCCGACCCTTACCAGCCTTCATTTCCACGTACAGCCCCGGCGCTGGGCAAGGTAAAAAGATATCCCAGACACCGGCAAGAACGCCCATGGCTTTGAACTTCGCAGCTGTACGCGGGTCACGGTAGCCACCGTTAGGGCAATGGTATATGGTTGACAGTTCCGGATGTTTGATAGCCATCAAGCGCACCCAAGTTATCAGCGCTATCTGCTCTTTATCTTCAAGGTGTTTCAAGTCAGGTCTTCCACTTCGTAGCGCCCCCGGATGCTTGCTAGGGCTGATTCTATCTGCGCTTCAATGACGCTTACGGGTGTCTTGTACCGGCTTGCTATCGTCCGCAGGGTCTCCGGCTTAGATCCATCCAAACCAAAGCGCCTCACAAGCAAATAACGGGAATCGTCATCTAGGCTAAGTAAAGCATCACCAAGCCTATCTGCCCATGATTCAGCAATAAACGCCTCCTCGGGGCTTGTGGAGGCTCCTAGCACCCTGCAATCTTCATAGACTAGACCATCCGTACCAGAGACCGGCACATTGATACTAACCGGCTGTACTTGCTGGCTATCCCTGGCGATACCTATCATCGTAACCGATAGCCCGGTGTAGGTTGAGAGCTGCTCATCGGTTGGAGGTACACCGTGTTGGTGTAGGTGTTGATCGTGTGCCTTGCGGATGCGTAGCCACTTGTATATGGTGTGTTCGGATACCCGTATAGTCTTGCTTTGGGTTGACTGGTAGCGCCTGTACTTCTGAATAATCCACTTCATGGCAAAAGTGCTGAAGCGTAACCCCCGGCTGGAATCCCAGCGGGTGATTGCAATGATAAGACCTTGCATACAAAAGGCTACCGCGTCTTCAAAGTCATCCTGCTTGTGTATCTGCT